TGGTCATTTTTTAGGCAGGCAGGTGGTGTTTTAAAAGAAGGAGAAGACTGGATAGTAAACCCTAACGCTGAAAACTTAAAGAACCTACCAGACGGCTACTACAAGCGTGGCTTGAACGGTAAAACGAACGATTGGATAAAGGTAAATCTAGCCAATGAATATGGATTTGTATCGAACGGTAAGCCTGTGCATCCTATGTACACTGACAGCGTCCATTGCCAACACATGGATGAGTTTAAACCATCCTTTGACTACCCTATCGTCTTAGGGTTTGACTTTGGTCGTACACCTGCGTGTGCGTTTTTACAGCGAACTTCCGTAGGAAGATGGATATGTTTCGATGAAATGGTACTTACTGACTCTGGTGCTGTTGATTTTGCACCTACACTTAAAAGATACATTGAAGAACAATACCCTGACCACAAGTTCTCAGGGTGGGGTGATCCTTCTGGCAACAACAAAAACCAAGCTAACAGCGATACACCGTTTCAAATAATGCGAGCCGCAGGTATTCCTTGTCAACCTACCCCTACAAATGACCCTTTGAAGCGTAGAGCCGCACTAGAAGTACCTATGAAAGAAATGTGCATGGACGGCAAGCCTAGATTTATTGTCCTACCCAAAGCCTCTATGATCCGTAAAGGTCTGCAAGGTGGGTTCTGCTACCGTAGAGTACAAAAGTCTGGCGAACACTATACTGACGAACCAGATAAGAATGAATATTCTCACCCTGTTGAAGCCTTAGAGTATGCTTTACAAGGTGAAGGCGAAGGTCGCTCTGCACTGCGAGGTACAGGCAAGTTTAATAAACCAACACAAGCAAAGGTTAATTTCAGTGTCTTCTGATGTATATGTAGTGTTTAAAAATGACTCATCAAACCGGTGGAGTCCATTCTTAAAAAAAGATATTCGCCACTGTTATGTAGTAAAACCATCAGTTAATAGGCTAATTGTTTGCGGTAAGTCAACAAATGATTATGACTTGTACACGATTGACGCAAAAAATGGTATAATAGAGGACAACTATATTCTATTAAGCTATAAGCCCAAAAAGTGTAAACGCTTTCTATTTATGCTAAATACTTGTGTAGGGCATACAAAGCAGATATTAGGAATAACAAATCCTTTTATCTGGACACCATATCAACTGTACAAATACATGAGGAAGAATAATGGGCGGATCGTCAAAAGCACCACCACCATCGGCTGAAGAGTTAGCTTTAGAAAAGCGCACAAAAATGGGTCTCACTGCAGAACGTGCTAAAACAGAGCGCATGTTAAAAGCGCAGGCTCGTGGAACATTAGGAGCTAAGTCATTGCTTGGCGGTCTTAAAAAAGACACATACCTAAAACAAGAAGATGTTGTTCATAGTGATGCTATTTCTAGCGAAATGCGAGACGCTATAGCAAAAAAGGCAAAATCAAAAAAGAAAAAAATATTAAAACACTCGGTGTTAAGCGGTATAATTTAATGAAATTACCTTCAGAGCTTGGGTCACTTCATGACCTTAAAAAAAGAGAATCTAACGCATTTAAACGCTCTACACACTGGCACGATCAGCTAGATGATGCGTATGAATACTTCCTACCTAACAGAAACCTGTTTGAAACTACTATGGCAGGTCAAAAAAAGATGGATAAAATCTTTGACTCTACTGCTTTAGAAGCCATCCAACAAGGTGCTAGTAAGCTACAGGAAAACATTGCTCCTATCTGGTCACGATGGGCTACCTTTGAGCCATCACTACAAGTTAAAAAACTATTACAGTCTGGTAACTTTGACGTATCAGAAGAAGATATTAGACGTAACCTTGAAGAGCAGGCAGAAGAAGTCTTTGATTACATTAACCGTTCTAACTTTGCTACACAGTTTTATGAACACGCTTTAGACCTTTTGATTGGCACAGGTACGCTTCGTATTGACGAAGACGAAGATGATGATATGCCTATTGTATTTAGTGCTATTCCACAAAAGGGTATTGCATTTGAAGAAGGTCCACAGGGAAATGTAGAAACACACTGGCGTAGATTTGAAGTTAAAGCAGGTGTGCTAGAGCGTAAATGGCGTGGGTTCAAAGCATCTCCATCAATGGCTAACATTATCAAAGATAAGCCTGAGACTATGGTTAAAGCCTATGAGGGCGTTGTATATCTACCTAAATCTAAAAAATACTATGGCTGCTTGTGGGTTGGTAAAGAAGATCGCATTAGTTGGATGGAAGACTTTGGCTCTACATCTCCGTGGGTCACTGGTCGTTACTCTAAAGTCGCAGGAGAAGTGCGTGGTCGTGGTCCTGCTTTACAAGCCTTGCCTGATGTTAAATCACTAAACAAAGCAAAAGAGTTCACCCTACAAAAAGCCGCTATTGACTTGGCAGGTATGTACACTGCTACTGATGATGGTGTTACTAACCCCTACAATATTAGCATAAGCCCAGGGGTTGTTATTCCAGTTGGTTCTAACAACAGCTCTAATCCATCATTAAGACGATTAGATACTGGTGCTAACCTGCAGTTGTCACAGTTTGTTATTAATGACCTGCAAATGAACATTAAAAAGTGCTTATTTAACGATTTACGCGACCCTACTGGGGCTGTTAGGTCAGCTACAGAGGTAGCTATTGAGTCAAGAGAATTAGCTAAACGCATTGGTTCTGCATTTGGTCGCTTGCAAACTGAAGTATTAATCCCTATTATAAAGCGTGTTGTTGCTATTTTAACTCGTAGAGGGCTTATACAGCCAATACAGTTAGACGGAAAAGAAATTGATATTAAATTTATGTCACCATTAGCAAGACAACAGGATGCTGAAGATATACTTACTGTTCAACAAGCTGTACAGTTTGTGTTACAAAATGCAGGTCCTGAGCAAGCTAAGATTGGATTTAAACTTGAAAACTTTGGTACATGGGTTGCTGAAAAAGCAGGTGTTCCTGCTGAGTTAGTGCGAAGCGATGCTGAAAAGCAAACAGTCGTACAAGCAGGCGCACAAGCGGCACAGCAAGGCATGGATACTTCTGGTGAGCAACCAATGCAAGGACAAACTACGCTTTGAGTTGGAATAACATAGACAAGGCTTCTACGGAAACTAAGTCTAAATATGCAGAAGAACAACGAGTAAAAGCCATTGAACTTGCTAAGGCATACAATGGCTGTTTTTCTACACCTGAAGGAAAGAAAGTTCTTGAAGATTTAACGTCACGTTTTATCTACGGCAACGATACCCCCTTTGAATCACAGAACGTAGACTATGAAGCCGCCTACCATAATGGTGAGTCTGGAGTAGTTAAGTATGTGATCAATTTAATACAACAAGCTAAAGTAAGAGGTTAATATGTCAGACGAACAAGCCGAAGTACAAGAAGCTACTTCTGATACCTTGTTAGACAATGCTGAACCCACGTTAAGTGAGAACGAGTATTTTCTAGCTGAAGGTATTAAAGGTACAGGTGAATCCCCAGAGTGGTACAAAGCAGATAAATACCAATCTGTAGCAGAGCAAGCTAAAGCATACACTGAGCTAGAAAAGAAGTTTGGTGGATTTAAAGGCGCACCGAAGGATGGCTACACTGCTCCTGATGGTGTAGACCAAGATGACGCTTTACTTGCTGAACTAACTGAGTTCGCTAAAGACACTAATATGTCTGATGAGGCGTATGGTCGTGCATGGGAGCTTTTGACGGCACAAGAGCAAGCCGTTGAAGAAGTTACTGCTGAACAAGAAATGGCGAAGCTAGGCGAAAATGCTACTCAACGACTAAAGACTGTTGAAGGGTTTTTAAAGAACAATCTAGACGCAGACACTTATACTCAAGTGCAAGACCTAGTAACAACTGCTGAAAGCGTACAGCTAATTGAAGCTATTGTTAAGGCAACTGTCCCTGCAAAACTTCCTATCGAGGGTGGCGAGCATCCTGCAGGTTTAACATGGGCAGATGTTGAAGCAGAAATGTTTAAGAAAGATGATAAAGGCAACCTTCTCCGCAGTGTTGATATTAACCATGAGCGCAAAGTTCAACAGATGATGTCATCATTTGGAGGTTAGTGTTTACAAATATGGGTGTTCGGTGTTATAATACGGCATCGAATACCCTTTCTAAGGCTCGATAAATTTAGGTTGGATGCTGACCAAATTTATTGGGTACTCAGCTAAAACCTTGAAAAACTATTAAATTAAAATCTCTTTTTCGAGGATATTATAATGAGTATTAACTTATCTCCTGTAGCTGTCACAGAATTTGACAGTATGGTAAAACACGCTTTTCAAAACGCATCTCTTCTTCGTGATTCTGTAACTGTACGTAATAACGTAGTTGGTGACACTTACAAGTTCCGCGCAATGGGCAAAGGTCTAGCTAACCAAAAAGCTACCAGTGCTGATGTTGATCCGATGGATGTTGCACACAGCCTTATCACTGCAACTTTGCAAAACTGGAATGCTCCAGAGTACACTGATGTATTTGATCAAGCTGAAGTAAACTTTGACGAAAAACAAGAGCTAGCTACTACTATTGCAGGTGCATTAGGTCGTAGACTTGACCAACTTGTAATTGCCGCTATGGATGCCGCTTCTCCAACTGCTGTAGGTGTAACTACTACTGGTCTACTTGCTACTGATTTAATTGACGCTAAAGTACAACTTGTTAAAAATGGCGTTGGTTCTGGTGATCTTACTGTTGCTATCAACGGTACTGGTCTTGCAGGTTTATTAGCTGATGAGAAAGTATCATCTGCTGACTACCAAAATGTTAAAGCTCTAGTAAATGGTGAAGTGAACACATTTGCAGGCTTTAATGTTGTTGTTCTTGAAGATCGCGCAGAAGGCGGTCTAACTGTTGCTTCTGATGTTGTTAGTGCTTACGCATTCGATAAATCAGCAGTTGGTCTTGCTATTGGCATGGACATGAAAACCTCTATTGACTACGTTCCACAAAAGACTTCTTTCTTGTGTAACGGTATGTTGAAAGCAGGTGCGGCTGTTCGTGACGTAGCTGGTCTGGTTGAAATCAAGTATGATGCAACACCTGCCTAATTAGGCTAATAAGGGGGGTTCGCCCCCCTTTCTTTTTTCTACATAAAGGTAAATCATGGCTAGTAAAATAGGATTAATATCTAACGCATTAATTTTAATCGGTGATTTGCCAATAACATCACTCACTGGTAACTCACGCGCACAAGTTGTAGCTAATAACTTGTATAACAATATTGTGCAAAACGAACTTACCAAGTACAGATGGGGATTTGCTAGAAAGAAAGCACAGCTAAACAAGGATGCTACAGCTATTGTTGGCACAGAATGGAGCGACAAGTACACCTTACCATCTGACCTACTTACACTAATTAAGCTGAACCCTAATCAGCCCTACCAAATTATAGAAAACAAAGTATATATTAATCACAGTGGTGACTTGTACTGTGACTATATTGCTAATGTTTCTGAGTCTTTGTTTCCTGCATACTTTTCTAAGATGATTGAATACGGATTAGCTAGAGACTTCGCAATGTCTATTCGTGATAACGCTACTACAAAACAAATTATGGCAGAAGAGTACATCAACGCCTCTCGCATGGCGCGTTATACTGATTCACAGCAACACCCTATTACACCAATACAGAGCAGACCATTTCTTGATGTGAGGCACTAATGGCTAAAAGTAACTTCGTACAAAATAGCTTTGTAAGTGGTGAGTTATCTGAAGTCATAAAGGGTCGCACTGACTTAGATCAATATTACAAAGGCATGGAAATTGCTACCAACGTAGTCACCACTCCACAAGGAGGCGTTAAAAGGCGCATGGGCAGTCAGTTTATATCTACTGTACCTGCTGTAGAGCCTTTTTCACTTACTGCAAGTATGCTATCAGCCCCAGAAGGGGGAAACGTAGCAAATGTGTTAGACAATAATACTTCTACTGTATTGTTAACTAGTGATGATTTAGGCACACAAAACCCCTATGTTTTTCTTACGTTTGATTTAGCCTCTGTACGAGAAATAATGTTTGTTGACCTTACTGGGATTAAACTAACCGAAGATGTGCAAGGTGATAAGTTTTTTTTACAAAGCTCTACAGATAACTCTAACTGGACTACGGAAGATGAGCTACCCATTCTTACGAATGTTGAGCAAAACATACGTGCTAGTGTTGTTGGTCCTGTACAACAAAACTCTTATTATCAGTATACTAGACGATACTTTCGTATAGCGCGTGTTGGTGGTGTAAATAACTTAGGCACTGCTAAAGTATCTATACAAGAAGTAGATATGTTTAAGCATGACTCTACTGCGGTAACGCCAAAC